GGGCCACTCATACTTTTATGAGCTTCCCTCGAAACTCAATCACATTGTCAGCAAACCTGTGGACAAGTTCCGGCCACAATAACTGCCCGTCTACAAGCGTCAACACAGCAAAACCCGAGCGCCAGTTGAGTGGGTTCTCTTCCGTGTAGTCCCTAAACTGCGGGCCTTCCGGGTCAGCCAACGTGCCAGTGTCTACACCAAACCTTGTGCCGCCGTAGTCTGAGAACGGGGTAACTCTCAGCGAGTGCAAGTGGCCGGTGACGATGCTTTTACCGGACCACATGGTGTTATTGTGTGTGGCATGAATCCCGCCCTTAAACCTGTGCTTTACGACCACGTTATCGTTGACCCAAACCGACCAAACTGGTTGCCATTTGGCGAAGTGATCTTTTAGACGGAACCCCGCTACCCGCTCGAACTCCGGAGCACCGTTAGCCAGCCGAGACTCAAACCTGGCATCGTGGTTGCCCAATGGCCAGATGAGCTTGCAGTTAGATTTAACTAGCGACTCGATCTCTTCTAGTGAGCTTTGGCAGGCTTTCAGCTCCTCTATCACAGAGGGAACCTTTTGCCACATAATGCGTGGATGGCGGCTAATGCTGGCACCGTCGAAAGCGTCACCGTTGTTAATGACAGCAACAGGCTGCAGCTCTTTTATCGCCCAGAGTAGACCCCTGAAGGCTGTGGTGCGTATCCCTGGCCAGAAGTGAGCGTCAGAGAAAACCAAAACGGTTCCGTTTCGGATGCCAAGGTCTACTTTATTAGGGTAAACCCCACCTACAGATTGGAAAGAATTGTTCTTTTCTTGGTGCTTGGCTTTCAGGGTTATGTTGTACCGAACCTCGATATTTCTTCTGCGATACATGACATTGCGGATAGTCTGCCCCAGCTCTTTTGCCACCTCCGCGCTAGAACCTAATCGCTCCCAAGTCTGGATGAATAACTTATCGTCCGGTTTCATTTTTCGCCTCAAAAATGAGACGCTCAAGTACATTTATTACTTGGTGCTCTGTGGCGCCTAGCACCACATCGTCAGCCTTTGCGTCTCGTGCAACTTCTATGAGATCAAATAGAAAAACGTGCAAGACCTCATGAAGTGCCGTCTTGCTTAAAGACTCCGAGTTGATTTCATCCCCAGCCCAGTCGCCCAAACGATAAGTAGCTAACCGAGGCTCCAACTGGCACTCGACCTCTGCCATCGCGCCACGTTGAGCAGGTTTCTTGCCACGCTCTATGCGCCAGCCAAGCAGCCCTAGCTCTCGCTGCCACTTAGCAACGTAAGCATCGAACTCTGCCATCTGACTGTCGCTAGGTCGGTTCTTCACGACATTTCGAGTGCTGCTGACCGAACCTCTTCTACCCTTCGCTCCCAGCCTTTTCCGAAGGTATCCCATGTTTTAAGTTCTTTTAAAAATGCCAGACGCTTATCACAGTACAAATTAATAAGGTCAGACGGAACCATAGACCGAGCAGCTTGCAAAGTGAGATTGCCGATAGCACCATCTGGTTGCGTTCCTACGCATTCTTGTAGCCACTTGGCTGCGCGACCTGGCCCAGAATTGATAGCAGCGTCAAACACGATGTAATCAATCCCAGTGGGAAGCTCGTCGCCCTTTACCTTGTCCCAATACTTAGACTTGTATAGCGGAGCAACCTTCTCCGGCGTCAGCTCTCGCATATCCTTTTCTGTAACTGGATGGCCACACCACTCTTCCCAGACGGCTTTGGTACAGCCCAAGTTAGTGATGCCACCTGGGTCATCCTTGTGGTGAACGTAACCCCCCTCGTGCATTAGAACGTGCTGAAGCGCCTTCTTCCAGTTGTCGGTCATTTCTTGCCTTTCATGTCGATGATCTTCTCCAACGTCCTGCCACCAAAGTAGAAGGACATGATGAGCATCCCCCATTGGCCGAGAAGCTCAACGTAGTTTTCGTTCGTGTTCTTACCGAATGCCGACATCATGGCAAAGGTGAAATACCCCGCCAGGATCGCTATAAGCGTCATAGGACGGATATTTTTGGATAGCCAGCTATCGCTACCCATATCGGCTTTTAGGCGCTCTGTGAGGTTGTTTTGCTCTACCTCAAACAGCTTGGTGTCGTTAGCCATTTTAGCTAACTCACCGTCTTGGTGGAGCTTGGCTAGCTCCGCTTGCGCTTTGGCTTTTGACTCTGGGTCAGGTAGTACCCGGTCGAGTATCTTTGACCCAACTTCAAGCAGTGGTCCTAGGGGTAGCATCGTCATCCTTCTTCATAAGATTGGCAGCAGCATAGGCACCCTTTCTGCCAGCGATCCCGCCAACTGCACCAATGCACAAAAGCATCACATCTTTCAGAATGGCTAGGAATGCCTGGTCAATCGGTGCGATACGGTCCTTGTCCTGCTCTACAAACAGAACCCCACCGATAATGGCGATAACGCTAATCAGGAGAATAGCCGCCAGGGTGAGCAGAATCGCAGCCCACACCCTAACCTCAATTTCTTCTGTAGACATCCTCATTGGGCTATCTCCGCTAAGGTGGCCATCAACAGAACGATGGATATCATCAAGAACACGAATATCTTTATCGGGGCCATTTGTCGTAAATGTAAGCGCCAATGTGGTACAGGATGATCCCACCTGTAAGCACCACGACAGCAATCAGCGCACGCTCTTTCTTCTTGCGTGCTGCTTCCTCTATCCGTTTCTTTTCTGCCAACTCAGCGGCTTTCCGGCGTTGAACGACAGCATTGTGCTCGCGCTGTATCTCGTCCCACAAGTCAGCCTGGCCAGACCAGATAAGGTGCTGCTTTAGGTCTTCCGTCATGTCGCGGATTTTCTTTGCCGCTATGACAGACTCTAGCGCCTCGGACATTGCCGATTTCTGCTTGTCTGGCAGCTTGGATCGCTCTTCTAGTGACGCTTTTTGTACTTGGTCTTGTGCGTCAAACAGAGCCATGAATTCACCAAGGCATTCCTTGGCGTCTTTCCCTACCTGGATGGCTTGCTTGATCCCGGCAACTGCCGCCTGTGCAGCAGCAAGAGCGACAGCAACCTCGATCATGCTAAACCTTTACTACGATTCCAATCAATAACAGTATGATAGCCCCAGCCGAGGCAATCATAATTTGCTCTAGTCTCTTTAACCTTGCGTTAATTCCTAAGTATCGTTCGGCACAAACCGCTTCGTGAACGCTTAAGCGGGTTTCAACTTCTGTAGCCATCATGCCGTCCTCTTCCACATATAGACAGTAATGTAGGGCTGAAGATTTGCGTTAGTTCCTGATGAACCAGTAGACGCAACTGTTGTTGACGTTGATACGGTAATACCAGTTACCGCTGAATCAGTAGTAACTCCAGCGCCATTACCTTGGTCATAGTAACCTTGGCCAATGTTTTGATATGTAACACCTTTGAGACCGTGAACGTGGCCAGGATCGGTGACGGTTGATGTGGATGTCGCAGTGTGGTTATGACTTACAACGATGGCGTCTTTGCTACCACCAGTCTCTTCTGCCGTATCAAATAACGGGTCACTTGCGTTAAATCCAACAGGGACTCGGCCAGCACCAAACGCAGTCCATGTACCAAAACCTAGCAATGTCCCTGGGTTGGTGGAGTTTGTAGCGTTGATATAAATCGAACCAACAGGGTATGCCGCTTGCAGGGCAGTCTGAACAAATGCAGTCGTAGCAATTTGCGTTGTGTTTGTACCGCTACTTGCCGTAGGCGCTGCTGGAGTACCTGTAAATGTAGGCGACGCTACAGGCGCAACGTCAGTGCCAATAACAAGACCCAAATTTGAACGTGCATTAGCAGCAGTAGAAGCGCCAGTCCCGCCGTCAGCAACAGCAAGATCGGTAATGCCAGAGATAGACCCACCGGTAATTGCTACGGAACTGGCAGACTGCGTTCCCATCGTACCGATACCAAGGTTAGTCCTGGCATCGGCTGCGGTAGTGGCATTCGTACCACCACCGGCGATAGCGAGTTGGTTGCTAGTCTGATTCCCAGCTTGGAAGTCCTTTAGCTGAGACATCAACTCACGGATAGCGTTGTTCAGGTTAGCAGGAGAGCAACCCTCATCTATATTGATACCGTCAATCTCTGTGTTGTCACCCGGGGTGACGGAGAACTCGCTAATCTTTGTCTTTGCCATTATTGTTGCCTCATCTGTTCTGCTTGATACAGCATATTCAAGAGATTTTGATAATTTATATCAGGAGCTGCTTGAGCGGCTCCCAATAATCCTCTTGTAGCCACTCCGGTTCCGTAAGCGGCTTCGCCCATAAGCCTTGGTGATGATATAGCGGCCCCAGCAACTCCTGTCGCTGGCCCACCAAGATACAAACCCATGCCGCCTAAAAATGGAGCAGTTGCTCTTTGCAATCCTCTAGGGGCCAACTCTGACAATGCTTGCCCGGCCAACGCTGGCATCATCTGTTGCCCACCCTTCTCTTCAAGCTCCCTAGCAAGCTGCAATCGTTGTCCATAATTAGTTGATACATTATTTCTCATTAGGCTTTGCAACTTTCTCATTGCAGTATCAACAGATGCTTTGTTGCCGAGCGACAACGCTCTTTCTATTTCAAGAATTTGGTCAGAGGCTTCAGAGTAAGCCTTCATGGTTTTGGAATACGTTGGGGCCTGCCTATTTATCTCTGACTTGATTGCGTTGTATATCTCTTTGACAACCAAATCAGATTGCGTTCTTGGGGTGGTTTTTTCCAACACCTGACCAATTTGTTGCTTTAATGCGTCCAACCCTTCAGGAGTATGGAAATCGGCTGGGTTCAAAGACTTCCAGTCGTTAACCATTTTCCTAACTTCATTAAGTCGTTCTGCTGCGTCAACGTTTTTAACTTGGCCCTTAAAAAGCACCTTGCTTTCTGCGCTCTGCAATGCTTTATCTATACCAGCGAAATCAAGGACGGTTGTATCGCCCTTGATGTTTTGCATATTAGATTTGTATATAGCACTTCTATCTGATCGCAATTGCTCTAAGTTTTGTTTGGCAATGTCTAATACATCAGTCATATTAGCTTTGCCACGCAAATTTTCTGCAAATTGTGTTGCCCTAGCACCGCCTTCTTTCCCGGCTGCGTATGCTTGCTCAATTGCTTCTCGCCCTACTCCTGTAGTCATGCCAAGAGTACTAGGAGCTACGGCTCCAACGCCCCTAGCAGCAGCAGCGCCAGTTTTTGCGACTAACGACAGTGGATCAACATAACTTGCAGCAGCAGACAGTGGCGCGGCAATGACTGGCGCTCTCGTCGCTGCCATAGCGCCACCAGTCAATACCGTAGAAACATCAGCCATAAATGCCGCTGGATCGGTAGCAATCAACTTTTTTACTTCTTCAGTTGACCCATACCGTTGCTTATACATTTGAGCCACAGCGTTTGCAGCTTCACGAGAAGCCTTGTCCTCTCCTATGGCTTGAACAACGCTTTCAGGAAGAATGTTTTGCAATGCCCCGGCGGCTACGTCTAATACAGCCTTGCCAGTTTGAATTGGGCTTGTAATTGCAGAGGCAATGTCTCCAACCATTTTCCCTAAAGACTTAGGGAAAGCCTTTGCCGCCCTTTCTCCTACTTCCATTGCTCCCATTTCGCCATAAGACACGCGATTTACATCTGCGATACTTTTATTTGCGAAGTCACTAGAAGCCCGTTGCAATATCTGTTCGCGGCTAACATTTCTAGGTACGTTTTCATAAACGTGCGTAGAACCGTCAGAAAAAGTTATGGTTATATCTGCCATGATTACCACTGACTCCTTCCAGTCCTAGACCTTGATGACTGTAGTTTCTGCTCAATTTGTTTAGCAAGATCTCCAGTGCCAAACAATCGATCAAGATTTGCCATCGCCTCCATATTAGCTTCATAACCAAGCGCAGGATTGGTTGCGGCATTAAGGTATAGCTGCATCTCAGCATTAGAGTTCATTTGTTGAGCACTCATCCCGGTAGCGTTTTTAATCAAATTCAGCAGCAACGGACGAGTTTGCTCAATCGTTTGGCGTTGTTGTTCAGCAACCGACCCTATTGCTGCGCCAATTGCCCTACCAGTACCAGAAACAGATGATCGCGCTCCAAGATTCTCCAGTGCAGATGATTGCGTGCTTACGATAGCCCCTTCTTTTAGAAGAGTATCGTAATTTTTCATCATATTACTTAGCGTTACTTTGAATTGTTCACGAGCATCATCTTTTTTGGCTTGCTCTTCTCGTTGGAGTCGTTCTTTTTCTGCTTGAGTTGCCGCCGCTTGTTCACGGCGAAGTTCAAGCATCCCTCTGGATATGTCTTGTTGTCCAGCAGCAATCAAGCCAGTCATCTCTTGCTGACTTTGAGCAAGTTTTAGAGACTGCTCCATTTGCTGCTTACGCAACTCCAGGCTTTCTTTATTTGTAGCAGACCTTTGAGCCGCATCTCCAAGCTGACGAATCCTTTCATCTATTTTATCTGGAGGTAATAGACCACTACTAAAACTTGAGTAGTATCTTTGAGCAACTGCACGCAACGATTCTGGGAGAGTCGTATCATTGGCAAACAACTCAAACGGGTTGTCTTGTTGCAATGGTTGAGTAGTAAGGCCAGCTTCACGCAATGTTTTTGTTGTTTCACCTATTGTTTTAAGAGCACTCAACGGATCAGCCGACGTTGCCGCAAGCAATGAAAGTTTGCTCGGATCAATTGAGTACCGAACTGGTTGACCTTCTTCCCCGCCTGTTCTTTGAAAAACTTGCGGAAACAGCTTTTGCATTGCTTCTTGTTGCTGACGCTTTTTCTGCATTTCAGCAATCTGCTGGCCTAGCATCTGCTCTTGCACTCTCTGTTGCAATGCTCCGGTGTAAGCCTGTTGTCCAGCCTGCAAGCCTTGCGCGAGAGACTGACCAAAGCTAACAGGAGTACGGCTAGGACCGCCAGCAGATAGAAGCCCCAGCGCAGCACCTAGCAAGCCTTGCTGCTGGGCTTGTTGTTGCGCCAGCCTTGCCTGCTCTTCGCCTAGTAAACTAGGGAAGTAACTCGGCGCAGCAGGGAAGAGTGCAGATAAATCCATGTCTTACCCCAACAAACTAATCTTACGTTTTTCTAACCGTTTTGGCGCTAGCAGATTGAGCACAGCGTCTTTCTGAACCGCACGCGGGTCGCCCCGAGTCACACCGCCACCACGTATGGCTGGCTGCTCTTGCTGTTTGCCAGAATTCATTGATTGCAATGCTGACATTGGATTGAATCTAGGCCCACTACCAGGGAGCCTTCCGGTCCCGATAGCTTCCATTTGGCTTTTAGAAACGTTATCCATCCAGCTAAGGTCGCCGTTTAACGCCGGCATTGCCTGGCCAGTATTGGCAGCGAAGTAATCGCCAGTAAGACTTGGTGGCGTACCCATACTAGCGCCCATTGCCGCATCCATCATTTCACCGGCATAAAACTGATCCGGCATCATCGCTATTTCTGGTACACCGATACCCGGAATGGGGTAAGCCATTGGCGCACCCATTCCTGCGGCTTGGTAGGCAGAGCCGAGCGAAGCGTCTATCCCAGCACCTAACAAGCCTTCAGCGGCACCTAACCCAGCGGCTTCAGCCCCCAGTAATCCAGCGCCTTCAGCCGCTCCAGCAGCAGCTCCAGCGCCAGACATAGCTCCTAACCCAGCCCCCCCTAAGCCACCAATAGCGGCTCCTTGGAGTGCGCCTTTGATTGGATCATCCTCGTTTGAGGCTGCGCCAATCGTTGCGCCAACAACAGCGAGTGTGATTGGATCAGCCATGATTACCTCCCGCTGTAGCCCAACAGACCACCGGCTACCGCGCCAGGAACCGCGTATTGCGGCCCTGCTGCGTTACCCAACATATAACCCGCCGCAGCGCCGCCTAGCCCTTGAGCCAGCGGAGAGCGGTAGGTTGGAGCGGTTGTAATCGTACCCATTGGAGCGCCATAGACAGCGCCTAGATAGCTTTGCAACTGACTGTAGGGAGCTTGCTGTAGGAAGTTGAATCGGGCAATGTCAGCACCGAGCGCCTGCTCTTGGTAAGCCTCTTGAGCTTGCCCTGCTTGCAACAGACGTTGAGCCTGTGCGTAATCTTGTTCAGCCAGAGCAGGAGCCAATTGAGCGGCTTGCAATCGAGTAGCTGCTGCTCTTTCCTCGGCACCTGTAAGACCTTGTGCGGCCTGTAACTGAGCTTGCAACTGCTGAGCCTGAGTTGTACCCATCCCACCAGCTGCAGCCAACTGAGTCTGCAATGCTTGTTGCTGAGCTTGTTGCTGGCGATTGATAGCGGCTTCTTGCAACTGACGCTCGGCTTGATAGCCCTGATACCCCAGGCGCTCACCTAGACCGGCTAGATTCTGCGCTAGAGCCTCTGCTGCGCCTGTCTGCAACTGAGCCATCGCCCCAGACCCATACCGACCAGCTTTAGACGCTTGGCTTTCAATACCGGCTAGATTCCGTTGGAACTCTGCACCGATTGGCCTAGCAGCAGCTTGGAATGCGCCTTGTAGGAACGGGTTGTATCCGAGATATGCACCGGCAGCAGTGGCATCCGGCGCAACCTGTCCGGCTCTGCCGTATATGTCGCCATAAGCTCCCATCGCCGGCGAACCCATTGCCCGACCGTAGATAGACTCAAACGCACCGCTAGGAGCTTGAAATCCTGTAGCGGCTTGCGTGGCTTGTTGAGCAGCAGATACAAGAGGAGAGCCAGTCATCGCCCTCTGCGCGGCCATGTTGATAGCCTGCGTGGAATACTCACTGGGGCTTACATACGTCTGACCTGGGTAATATTGCAGCGGTCGGTTATACAACTGCTGGGCTTGTTCCAAGCCAAAAGTAACGTAAGGCTTAATATCAGGGTCTATTTCCTGCCGTTGAACCGTAGTATTGCCACTACTTCCTGGCATTCCCCAATTGTATGACCGTCTACCGTCGGGGGAGTATCCAGAAAACTTATTTTTAATCAGCATTTCAGATGCTCCTTCCGGTAGTCATCAAATCGTTCGTAAAACACACTTTTCCACATCTCAGGCAAGTAATCGTTTGCAGCTTTGCCTAAACAAACGTGCATCGCATAGGCAATTATATTTCCAGCGGCATACCGTAAACCATGCCCTATTTCTAGCCCATGCTCGTCTTTGTCACGCTCAAACTTGTTGGCAACCTCGTAACTCGAAACAACAACAACCCACATGGGCATGATTTCGTTTTGTATAGACCTGTAAAAAGGATTGGCAGGCAACCAGACGAGAGCAGTCAAAAACGCTTGATTGATATCGTTTTCTGAGACTTCCTTGTCCTTGTCAACCAAGTCATCCCATGTGTGCAAAAGGAAAATAAAACACCTGTATATGTTCAAGGCATCTTGATTCCCATTGAACCACTCTAACTTGCCTTCTTTGTTCATAGGACTTCTGCTATCCATTTTCGGGGGGAAAATCCGTATTTTTTAGCCATTTTCTCCCACCCAGGTCTTCTAGATTCAAATGAAATTCTACGCGCACCGCCTGCTTTTGCAATCTCTTTGGCGTGTTTAAAGCCATCTTCCATTACAAAAGCACCCCAACCAGCCCAAATATGTAAACAATCGCCAATCGGCTGCAAAACACCAAAACCGACTGGCCGGTCAGTTACTAGCAACCAGAGCATCGAGTGACCGTTGAAACAATGTGTATACACATCCTCTGGTATCCATTTGTCCGTTGAGTGCTCCATTACTTCAATCAGCCCAGGCCGAACAAAATCCCAGACTTCCCTTAGCTTTTGTGGCTCTATAAATACTCTATCCAAGGACAACGTACCTATATGTTTTGTCTGCTGTAGCATTGGCGAAATGGTTGACCGTACACTGGCCTTGCGTCTGGTTCGATGCGTAAATGTCGCTCGTACTAGACTCGTCAACCTTGTTTATCGTGACAATCGCACTCGGAGTTGCTGGCCGTGTTGGGCTGGTCTGCGCTGGCAACTGCTCAAGCGTTACATCAGTCGAAGTGGTCGCCCACATAATTTGAACGTAATCACCCGCCGCCAACTGTAAATAGTAGTTAAGCGCCGCAATCAGGTGGCCATCCACCCCGCCATGACTGTTAGGAACTGAAAACTTACTATTCGACCCAGCGACATCGGTGCCGTTCTTGCGAAACCAAATATCGATGTCTTGAATAGCAACATTGGAATTAGCAAACTGAAACGAAAACTGAATATTATAGATACCAGCGGATCGGACGGTAATCTGCGAGCTGCTAACAATCGCAACACCAACAGCGTAGTCCGTTGTATTGAACGTCACCGCATACGCAGCCGTCGTACTCGCAGCAGATTGGTCTGTAGAGTCCTGGAATGCCCCGTATGGCACCGGATCGGACATAGACGCAGCAGAGTAGGGGACAAACAGAATAAGGCTGTCTTCGCTGATCCTGGCGTCGTACAGGGTGGTTGTTGTTGCGTTGCCCGTTGCTAGCGTCAACAAACCAGTCGAGTTGATCTTGCCATCCAGAATGCGGTTGACTACCTCGGATACTTGTCGAGGTTGACCACCAGCAGGAGGAAGGCGTAGAAACATTACCTGACCCCCGTCGGAGTCATGTCAACGTCTACCCCTACAGCACTGGTCCAGTTGCCTGTGGGAGTAAGCGAGATACGATGGAAGCGCCCCCTACTCCGGAGCGACACCCTGTTGTCCGAGTCAGCAGCGACAGCAGTACCAAAGGTGATACTACCGTCCAACCGTTTGCGACTTGCGACAGATACCGTTGCCGAGCCTGAGTCGATCAACGGTCTAGCAAGGCTCACAAGCGTCTCAGCACCAGCGTCTATGTCGCCAGATGTAAGCGTTGCGGTAAGGTTCGGGCCACCAAAAGATACGATCTTGGCACCATCCACCCCGCCAGCCAGCAGCTTGCCGCCAGCCCACACACGGGAATCCAGGCTTGCAGGGACCGTCTCGATAGACGGGTAGAGTAGGGCCAGGCTTTCCAGATCAGTCGAGCTTGTGGCAATGGTTGATATGTAATCAGCAGTTGTCTCGCCCCATGACCATTTATCTAGCGCCCAGTTGTAAATAATCAGTCGTTTGCTCGCAAAGATGTCGGTGAAGCACCAAGTAACGGTCTTGTTGATCGGGTCAATCGCCGCCGACATCTCGGACAGCTTGGCAGGATCTAGGTAACTGAAGAACCACTTGTCTACTTTTTCGTTACCAATCGACCTGACAGACTGACCGTCGCAAACGTAAAAACCGTCGTCTGACAGGAAGTAAGTCATCGACCCGTTCTGTATCACGGAACGGCTCTCGTAACAGCCGAGTGACCGCGTGAGCGTGTCGAATTGGAAGAAAAGAGGAGCGCCGACGTAGGTCATCCTCGCCACAGCCCGCTCCAAAAGCACCAGCCCAAACTCGCCACCCGTCAGACCGCGAACTTCACCGCCGTCTGGGATGTCTTGATAATCCGATTGGCTTCCAGTTCCAGAAGTCCAGTCCGTCTCGTCGTTTATGTCAGACCACTGGACACGGTTAGGATTGCCGCTCGTCTTGCCGCCAACAACAAAGTCTCTAACGGTCGTGACAAACTGAGACGTAGGCGCAGCAGCAGCAACATCCGCAAAGTTGGAGGACGTTCCGATTGTCCAGGCTTGCAGCTTGTCCAACCCGTTAGCGGCAATCAGCACCTTCCCGAATTGGGCAAACGTCCACAAAGTTGTTTGCGAGTAAGCCGAGGAGGTACGAGACACATCCTGCAAATACTTGTAGGTCGCAGCAGACCCGCCAGATGTGTAAGTGCCATAAGCCGTAGAGTTGATCCCATCCAAGCTGAACGAGTTCGCATTTATCACGGTAATTACATAGGTGTTACCGTTTAATTGCGTCATGCCACCGACACCGGAGATCGTGACCGATATGCCGGTCTTGAATCCGTGTCCGGTAGCGGTAATCACACAGGGATTGGCATTGGTAGCGCCGCTGATTGTGGCCGTTTTGGTTGGCCAGTAGCGGAACAAGTCGTTAGGCCCAGCAGCGAATAGCTGCGTATCCGTCAGCCAGCGTCCGACAGCGCAAGTCAGCAGGTTTTCGCTTGCAGCATTGGAGAAGTCAGCAGCAGAGGGAAGTGGACCGTAGCCAGCAGCTAAAGGCAGGACGTTCTGAGCCTCTGTTATTGCTCCAGTAATCCCAGGCTGATCCGGTAGCCACGCTGTAAAGTTGATTCTCATTGTACCGTCCAGACGTTCGATCCTGGCGAAACTGTAGTCCAGATGTTACTACCTGCCGTAGCATCCGTCCATGTATTCGGCCCCTCGTCAGGTATAGACCAGACACCCAAAACAGTCACCGTACCGACCTCTGCCGTAGCAGACAACCCGGTAACATCCAGGTAGTTGTTACTCTCTAGCGTTACCGTTCCGAGCGCAGTAGTACCCTGCACTCCAGTAACCGGCACGACAATCAAGACATTGGCAGTCCCGATCTCGCCGGTAGCCGATACGCCAGTAAGCGGAACTACAGCCTTACCGACAACCGTTACATCGCCAACAAACCCGGTCGCAGAGACTCCAGTAGGCTCTACAACGGCTTTGGCTACAACAGTAACAGTTCCGACAGAGCCAGTTGCCGATACGCCGGTAACAGGGGCAGATATGTTGACTGCAACGGTGGCAGTACCGACCTCGCCTGTAGCCGACACACCAGTTAACGGTACGTTTGCCTTGCCAGAGACAACAACGTCACCGACTGCGCCTGTGGCCGATACGCCCGTCACCGGCACATAGGTAAAGACGCCAGCGGTTACGGTTCCAATTTGACCCGTAGCTGATACGCCGGTTAGCGGTACATTGGCCTTGCCGACAACAGTAACCGATCCGACTTCGCCCGTGGCAGATACGCCAGTTACCGGCGCTGCGTAAACGATTGCTACCGTTGCAGTTCCAACTGCTCCGGTCGCCTCGACACCTGTTAGTGGTACGTTAGCGGTGCCGACAACAGTAACAGTACCGACCGCACCTGTAGCAGATACGCCAGTGACAGCAACAGTAACACCGGTCCCGCCAGACTCGAACAGCCAGCCTAGAGAACCGTTGTTTGTGCTATTAGCACCAGCGTACCAACTCATAACGGATATGCCCGCACACCGGTTATCGTTAAGTAATCAAGACCAGTAACGTCACCCGCCCCAGTATAGACCAAGGTAGCAGGGCTAGACGCAGACGTTCCTTGTATCGTCAACACCTTTCCTGATGCACCAGTACCAGTCCATTGCGATACGCGCTGGGTTGTTGTGCCAAGAGCAATTGTTGTTGCACCCGTTGCGCTGTAGGTGTTCGTGATGTCTTTAAAAGTGTTATTGCCGGAGATCGTAAGGGTGCCAGCGCCGCCTTGATCAAGCGTGATGCCTGAGTAGGAGATACCGCCTCCAGTAAAAGTTTTAGCAGAGCCAGAAGTTAGGCTGATGGTGCCGGTGCCTGTGACTGTTGTGTTTGCTGGAACGCCAACGTTCCAAACAGTGCTGCTTCCAGCTAATGTCCAAGTGCCAGAGCCGACTGCAATCGTCTTGGATGTAGCCGAGTTCCCCAAAAATGCCGCAGAAGCACCCGTCATTGAGAAGTTGGACGAGGCCGCATTAAACGTCCCCGAAACAACAGTAAAGTTGTTGCTTGTCGAAAAAGCATCTTGCAACGCCACCGACCCACCGGGGCTGTTGATTGTGAAGGGCTGAGTAAACGTAACCCCAGCACTTGTAATCGTCTGACTGCCACGCCCTGCAAATGTCATCGTCCCCGTACCCGTCAGCGTAGTGCCAGTACCGTTGATCCAGTTGCCGTAGATTGCTGGTGTAGTTGTACCCGTTGCCAGCGTCATTGTGTTGCTGACAAGTCCACTCATATCAAGCGTGCCGAGGTTATACCCGGAGTTGACAGTTGCGGTTGCTCCTGTTGTTACATTGGCGTCATTAAAAATTGCCGTGTCTTGTGCAAGAGGGAAATAAATTGTGTCGGTACCGCCTCCAGATGTATTTGACCAGTTGGCTGCCCCGAATGTTCCAGTACCACCTCTCCAATAAACCGTCTTCGCCGCAGGAAACGTAATCCCGCTGTTGCCCTTGCAGTCGCCCAATCGAGTACCGCTGACAGGAGCCGCTGCACCAGCAATAGTGATGTCGCGGAAGTCAATATCGGTTAAGGATGCAACAGCAGCGCAGGTAAGAGTGCGGGTTGTGCCGATGGTATCAGAGCGCACGAACGTTCTTTGCGTTGCATTACCACCCGCAGAGAGCGTCAAAGTTCCAGTGATGGTTTGATTGGCTCTTATTTCCAATACTGCCACGCCTGATGCAGAAGCCCCTGTTTTAGAAAGATTATTAAAAGTAGCAGACCCAGTCAAAACTAAAACTGCGCTGGCGCTGGTACTGGTATAAGAAACATTGTAAAAAGTTTGACCGCCAGAATTTAAAGTAGAGTTTGTTCCATTCAAATTTATTTGTGAAGTACCAGAAGAAAAAGTCAAATTTGTTGGGTCTGTAAAAGATAGCGTATCGGCAATTGAAACTGTCGATGAACCCAAAGTCACTGATCTTGTATTTGTGTTATTGGAAATAAGCTGTTGGCAAGTTACGTTGTAATTGCCAGTATCAAAAGAACCGTTAGTAACGTTTAAATTAGATGAACCAATATCCAGCGCACTACCAAAAGTCCACCCACAATTAACCCCGTTGACCGTAATTGCTGACGCCAGCGTCACACCATTAGTTGTAAACGTCCTGCCAGTGCTGGAACTTGAAAGCGTAATGGCACCCGTATAAGTCCTGGTCAGGCCCGTAGCAGGTAGCGTCACATTCCCGTGAATACCTACAATCGCTGCGCTTCCAGCCAACGTAAGATTTCCAGACAATGGCCCAGCAATGGTCAGCGCCTTGCAACGAATGCCGCCGGTTACTGTGTTAACTGTAGCCGTGTATGCGGTGGCGTTAGAGGCAGAGTCGAACACCACATCGTCGTGACTGCGTGGGACAGAAGCGCCTGAACTACCTCCAGAGCTTGTAGACCAACGGGCTGTATCCGACCAGTTGCCCGTTCCACCGACCCAGTAGCGCGTACTGTCAGCAGGTTTGGCAGTTAAGTACAAAGGCGCAGCAGCACTTGTAGCGGTGCTATTAGCCCCAGCGTAAAACTCACCGGGGCTTGTTGCGCTGACTGTAGTTGTGCCAAGAGCCAAGTAATCTACGCCAGACACCGCTGCACCAGCAATCGTCAGTGTGGCTGTACCTGTGACTGTGACCACGTTGCCCACCGTGCCTGTGACCGTCCAAGCGCCAAAGGTCTGTGTGGTTGTGCCAAGGGCAATGGTGTGCGCTACGGTCTTGGTGGAGGCCAACTCGGTGAATTGGTTGTTGCCGCTGATGGTCAGGGTAGATGTGCCGGTTGTGCCGCCGATGGTGAGTTTGTTGTAGGTAACAGTTCCTCCTCCAAATGTTCTTGCAGTTGTGCTGGTATCAGACAAAACAATGTTGGCAGTGCCTTTGTAAAAAGTTACGTTTGATACCTGAAAGTTCCAGCAAGTTCCAGTGCCAGAAATTGTCCATGTTCCAGAACCCATTTTAAGTGTTGCTGGAACCGCCGTGTTTACAACAAAGACCCCCGTAGTCACGTTATACGACACCGCATCAAACGTGCCGCTTGTAAGCGTCAGGGTTCGTGCGGAGTTGAGCGTTAGAGCGTCAGCAAGTTGTACTGTGCCTGTGGCGCAGTCGATGGTTATTGGAGTGCCAAAAGTTACGCCATTGCTAGTGATAGTTTGCGTGCCTCGACCAGAAAATGTAATTGCATTGTTTGAACTTGATGAAGTAACTCCTGTGCCAAATTTCCAATCCGCATACACAAAATTTGTGTTTGAAGTAAAAGACAAGGTCATGGCACTGGTGCGACTAGATGCGTCAAATGTGCCAATGTTGGATGTTGTTGAAACCGTAACTATCCCAGCAGCCCCAGCGTTATCAAAAACCGCAGTGTCTTGAGCTAGAGGGAAGTTGTTGACAGCAGGTGATCCACCACTTGATGTTGCCCAACCCGTATCTGTCCAGTTGACAGAACCTGCCAAGTTCCAATACACCGTCTTGGCCGCAGGGAACGTAATCCCAGAGTTCCCCCCGCAGTCACCAGCACGAGTGGGAGAAGAACCCGCAGCAGCACCGGCTATCGTAATGTCCCTAAAGTCGCAGTCCGTAGCAGAGAGGGTGCCAACGGTAAGGGTTCGGGTGGTGCCGAGGGTATCGGAACGAACGAAGATGCGGCGTACTGCTGTGGCTCCGGCAACGGTAAGAGTGCCAGAGATGGTTTGGTTGCCAATGCAAACCAATACAGTCAATCCTGCTGAAGATGGCGCAGTAACAGACAAATTGTTAAACGTACAAGAACCATTAACCTGATGGGTAGATGCGCTTGTGCTGGTAAACGATATGTTATAGAACGAGACAGATCCTGTAATCACTGGAGTTGATCCAGTGCAATTTATCTCGGATGTTCCCGCATTGAAAGTCAAATTTGTTTGCGCTGTAAAGTTAATTGCAGATGATGTTGAAATGGTCACCGTACTTGACCCGAGCGTAATAGTCCTGACGTTGCTGTTACTAGATGACAAAGAGCCAGCGGTAACGTTGTAGTTCTTGGTATCAAACGTGCCGTTGGTGACGGTTAAACTGCCGGAACCAATATTCAGCGCGTCGGCTAGTTCTACAGATCCCCCGTAAGAATCAATCGTCAACGTTTGTACAAATGATTTTCCTGCGCTCGTAATCGTCTGCGTATTGCGCCCAGAAAAAGTCAACCCACCAGAATAACTACGCGTAACACCGCTTCCAAACTTCCAATCGCCATACACCGTATACGCTGTTGATCCGGCCAATGTCATCACATTTGTCCGTGTGGACATATCAATGGTGCCGAAATATACAACTGGCGAGTCTAGCGTCACTGTAGCCGACGTATTCAGCCCCGTGTTTTCGATAACAGCCGTGTCTTGAGCGAGTGGGAAGAAGTCCGTAGAAGGGGCAACACCAGAACCAGAAGCCCAGTTGTTGCCAGACCAGTTACCACCTGCTGCTTGATTCCAATACACCGTCTTTGGTGTACTGAACGTAATCCCTCTACATCCTCTCAAGTTACCAACCCTAGTACCAGAGATCGGTGCAGCAGTACCAACAACGTAGATGTCTCGGAAGTCTGCGTCTGTCAGGCTGGGAGTGGCGTTGACAGTGAGGGTTTGGGCTATGCCGTAGGTGACACCACGGAACCAGACACGGCGATTGCCTGCGGTTCCTGTAGTGGACAAGGTGCCGTTGATGGTTTGGCGGGAGTCGAATGTGACTGGATTTACCCCAGCCGATGCTGGGCCGGTAACAGAAAAATTATTGAATGTGTTTACGCCCTGAATTGCTACCCCAGTAGTTGGGCTAGTAAAACTAATGTTGTAAAAAGTTAACCCACCACTGGCTATAAGCGGGCCTGCGGCAGAGCAAACAATATTTGAAGTCCCAGCATTAAACGTCAACCCTGTGATGGTTGCCATGCTAAACGCCGCACCAGCAGTCAATGTAACCGTACTGCTCCCCAAGTTAATCGTGCGAGTATTGCTGTTGCTGGAGGATAACTGAGTTACCGTGACGTTGTAGTTAGCGGTATCAAATGTGCCAGATACAACCGTTATGGCACCAGATGATGTAAACGCATCACCAAGAGTCCAAGTTGCAGTAGAGGTTCCGGTAAACCCAAACGTTGTTGGCCCTAAAGTTTTCCCAGCCGTGGTAATAGTAAATGAGCCTGACGCAGCACGAATATCCATAGAGCCTGAATGACTCCATGTGACACCAGCGTTGAGCGTCAATCCACCATGTATGATTATCGTTCCAGTCCCAGTGACAGTCCCAGTAAAACCTGTTGTGTTTAGCGTTCTACAAATTGCCTGAGCAGTAACAGGCGTTACCGTTCCTGTTGATGCGGCGTCAAAATAAACATCATCTGCACTGGTAGGCACAGACGCGCCACCAGCACCGCCAGACGTAGTAGCCCACTTAGTACCAGCAGTGCCGTCCCAGTTCGCAGTGCCGCCGACCCAATACCTATCGGCCATGGCTACGCCTTCACATACTTAACGCCGTCAATCTCGATATATTCCGGCTCGGCTTCTACAGGCGGCGCGGTGACAACAGCGATCCAGTTATCCCGGCGCTGTTCTTTCATCGCCTGTATCTCAGCTTCCGTATAACCGTGGTCATCCGGAAGGTGGAGAGCGTCAGCAAACTTGCCATGAGGAGTTTCAAACTCAAAATCAATCTTCATGGCAAGCCACCTTAAGCAATGCGGATAATCGCGTTGGATGCGTCAGCAGTCGGGAACTGCACAACAAAGTCACCGTTCGTACTCGTCTTGTCAGCGCCAAAGTCCAGCACCGCAATCGCTTTGTTAGACTTAGACGAGTTGTATATCAGCGCACCCCTGGCCGTAAACGATGCGCTCGACCAGGTTGAGTCCGAGAAGTCTACGAAGGCAGTCGTACCGCTAGACGTAATAGACGCCCCTGTGAGCGTGTTTCCGCCCGTGGTGTACCCGCTACCGCTCGCTACCTCGTTCGTGCTGCTGTAGGCCGTTGTAGAGGCTCCCAGCGTAGCGGAGGAGGTGTACAGGGCGATCTTGATGGTATCGGTATCGAGATCGTGTGTGCCGCCGAGCAATTCGGTCTTGAAGCTGGTGCACATTGCTTGTGAAATAGGCATGATTACCTCACGGAAAGAGTCATTTTAAGGGGGGATGCACTGAACTCGCCTGCTTCATCTGCGGCTGTCAGCGCAGCAACCGCCCGGTTATACAACGCACCCCAAGTCTGCAACCTGGCGTCGTTCATTAGATACGGCTCAGCTTCTCCCAATGCCGCATAAAGCAGAGCATCCGGGCATTGCTGTAAGAACACATTGGTACTTACCGAATCCGATAGGAACGTCGGAGCTGCGTAGTACAGCATTTGAATCGTGTAAGTGTTGTCCGGGATCGGAGCAAACTGGAATTCAGCCGATAGGATGGTGTAGTTCACCGGCTTACCGGATTCCGTTGTACGAGCGTTCCTGGTAAACGTCGAGGGGGTCATGTACATAACCGTGATCGACGGGTCGTTTACGAAGAAAATGTCTCGGAGTTCCAGGAAGTCAGTCGGAAGCCCGACCGTAGCATCGCCGCCCGTGGTAGTGGTGGTGGCGACTTTTAGCATCTGCCGGATTCGCAGTTCCCGGCGTAGCCTTACCTCTGCAAGCTGAATGAAATCAGGAATCTGTGACGTAAGGTCACTTCTTGCGAGATAGTTTGCGATGCTTGTTTTTAGATCGCTGTATGTTGTCAGGGCCATGTTTTACATCATCCCATCCGAAGACTTTGACCCCTATGTGGCCGATGTGCATGGAAAGTTCGTGGTCAACAAAGACAGGAATATCATTTTCCATACACCTAACGCAGAAAGTGACATCCTCGCCAATTACGTTCCCGTGGTCGGTCCAGATAATGTCAAACCAAGGGCGCGGAACTTTCTCAAACACTTCTCTATTGATAAGTGTACAAGCAAAGCCCACCGCTGTCACCTGTTCAATACCCTTCTTCCCCCTTGATTCCACCTTATGCCAAACCTGATACGGCTCACCATCTGGCTTGCCATTTAGCATATCTCGCTCAATCTTGAGATTCAGCGCGGTAGGGAGGATCGGCTCTCGCCTGGTCGTGGCATTTACCCCGCAGACCGGCACCTGCCTAGCCTGCAAGACTTCTAGCGTATTGGTAGGGAAACGCTGGTCCGAGTCAATCCAAAGTAATTGATCGGCTCCCCACTCTAAAGCCTCTGCCGCCAGTTTTTCTCGCTGGGTGAAGATCAACGTCCCAGGCATCTGTAACAGTTGAATCTCGTTGACACCGCGAAGCGATTCGTATCCCACCAGTCTTGCAAGGTCGAATGCAAACGCAGACATAACCTCGTCCCGGCATGGGACACAAATGGCGACTTTCATACTTTAGCTGGGTGAGTCCTGAAGAAACGATTATCGGGATGGTTCAGAAAGGCACGAAAGGCTTTCTCGTCTATAACACGAAAACCTTGCATAACGTTCTTTCTGTTAAGGTCGTCGATTACTGTTAGAGGCAATCGAGCAATGTGCGTGACTACAGGGTCAAACTTGCCGTCAGACTCGTTGAACTGCCGTTTGTTGGCTTCTACGATCTCACTGACATCCTGCTTAGTCTCTAAGATAATTCCGTCGTCTGTAGCATGAGCTACCGTGTACCGACCTTGATCTGTAGAAAATAGTCTTGTCATGTAAGCAGGGGAGAGGTTTCCCCCTCCCCTTCAGCCATTACAGCGCGGGGTTAAGATCAGCCACGATTCCGTGAGCTGCCTCGTTCCGCATCTCCAGCGTGAACTCAGCGAGAAGCTGCGTATTCTCCGAGTCGCCAGTCTTAGCCAGATCATTCGTCGCAAACGGACGGAGATAGGCAAGGGCAGCGTACTCAGGATCAAGCAGCAGCGCATCGCGGGTACGCATGAAGCGGTCCGGAACAATCGAGAGAGTCCCGAAGTCGCCCATGTACACATCAGCAGCGCCAATAATGGTCGTCGGCTGGTCGCCGGGAGCCATATAACGCTGAGCTGCGATACCAGCAAACGCCGACACCTTCTGCTTCAGACCGGAATTGACAACCAGCATGGTGGGATTGCCGCCAGCGTCATAAGCAAGCTTGATGACATCCTTGAGCAACGTCTCGGTGAAAGTGCGGGTAGCACCGTCCGAACGGGTCGAGACACCAATCGTCGTGGGATCGGTGCCGCTAGTGCCCTTGCTGGTGTTGGTCTTGAGCCAAGACAGAATCGCACCGAGCTTACGAGCAGACGAGGACGAACCAGCATCACGGCCTTGGTTGGCGGTAATGATGGTTTCCATGTCGCGCTTCAACTCAGCCGAGGCTTTCGACAACTGATACGCCTTCTCAGACCGGCGGCCAGCCTTGTTGACTGCTTCCAGAGTGCCGGAAACCTGTACGGTTTTCTGCACGATCTGGCAATAGTTGCCAAGACGGGTGGTCGGGCTGATGGTCGCAGAGGTAGCGTCAGCACCCTCGACAGCAGCGTTAGCAGACGTTGCCGCCGCTAGGCTGTCACTCTGCCACTCATGGAAAACAGCGGTCGCTTTGGTGCGAGCCAGCGTCGACATGATCGGCGTTTCGGTGGGGGAGATGTCATAGATGACATCGATAAGGTCTTCGCGCTGGCCAATGGCCGTGTGTGCGGTAAAGGTAGGCATGATAATCCTTAAGTCATAAATCGTTCAAAAATGGTCGCGGCATCCCTGGTTTTACCAGTTCTACGCAACCTGTTTCGGTCAGTTTTGAGCGCGTCAGCATCAGGATTAGACACTTTCGAAGTTCCGGGCTTCATCATCTTGGGAGCCTCAGAAACCTTTTTGGTTACCTCTGGCTTGTTAGAGATGAGCTTGTCGTACTGCGATGCTTTCCACAATGTCAACACCGCTCTGGAATCATAAACAGCAGAAAGTTCTTGGTCGGAGAATCCCAGTCCTTTCGCATAAGTGCGAATGTCCCGGCGAATATCCTCACCCTTTTCCGTATTCCAGTCAGGAATAGCACCAGACAGTTTCTCAGCTTCAGAGGCAATCATCTGCTGAAGTTTCGACTGATATTCCGATTGTTGCTGTTCAGCAAGTCGGCGTCTCTCAGCTTCAACCGCAGCCAGTTGCTTCTCGCGCTGGGCCTGCTCCGCTACCTTGACCGCATACCCGATAGGGTCAGTCTCTTTCAGTGATTCCAAATCCTCCGTTTTGTTCTGCTCGGCTAGAACTTTTTGGATAAGTTCCAACCGTTGAGCGTACTGGTCACGGAGTTGCTTTGCCTGCTCCACTGCGGATTTCTCGGCTTCTATAGCCTTCCGCTGTTCGGCAAGCGCTTGGGTCTTTGTCGTGTAGTCTGTGCCAAGCTGGTAAGACTTAATCAGCTCGTCCAAGGTAACTTCGCGTTCCTCACCTGCGGCTTTCACCCGGTAGCGCGGTGTTTCCTCGACTGGCTGCTCTTCCTGCTCAACCTGCGTCTCTTCCTGTTGTACCTCGGGAGTCGGCTCTTCGCCTTCCTCTGGCCCCATCATTCCGAGAAACGCTTGGGCTGCACCATTTACACTGAGCGGTCCACTTCCATCAGGAGTCGTGTCCATATATACCCGTCAAAAGTTAAAGAATCTTCCAGCGTTTGCGCTCAATCTCTTTGGTATCAGCGATACTTTGAAAATGAGCGCGTATAACTGAAATTGCCCTAATCATTCTATAAGCATTTTCCCTAATGTCAACATCATGCTCTTGTGAGTTAATAATCTGAGCAATATAACTGTCGTTTAGCTTATTTAGCTCGGCGTTAAACTCATCGTCTCTAAGCAGATTAGCAGCGCGTTCTGGCGTCATCCTGGTATCTCAACGTTCGCGGATATACCCGCTCCAACCTTGGCGGCTTTCAATTGAGCCTCAACTTGAAACTCTTCCCGCTTCAGCATTAACTCGGCAGCGGCTTTTTCTCGCGCCAATTGAATATCAGCCTCGGCTTTGATTCGTTTAGTTTCGATGTCAGCCATGGCTTTCTGACGGTCAATCTCAATCTGAGCTTGAGCCTGGGCCAGCATTGCATCCACCGGGCTAGGCGGCTGTTGCTGCGGAGGAGGATTCGATAGGGCTTGATCGACCTCGGGAGGAATCTCCTTAAAGAACTCCGTTGAGTCTTTGAACCCCGCCGCCTCGATAAACCGGCCGATTGTTGTCCGGTACTGCCCAACCGACACCAACGGATTAGCAGGGCCGTAAGACTGGAGAATCTGCTCCTGCTTGGCAAGAATCATCTGGAGCATAGCCATCTGTTCCTGCTTGCTACCAGTCCCCAAACCGACAGAGACCGACACGTCGTACTGATTGGACCACTCTCTCGGGTCCATCTCGATGTATTTACCCCGCATACGGATTAGGCGCGGCTTGTCCTGGTACTTGCAAAGTAAATGCAGGATGCCCTTAAACAGCGATTTAACGCCCGTCTCAGCGAAGATTCTGGCGATTAGTTCCAGCTTCCCCTGCGCGGCTTGCGTTGTCGCCGCTACAGCGGCAGCCGTGACGTTTTGCAGGATGTTGGGGTCCAATCCCTGCTGGGTATCCGATACGCCGCTACGCTTAGCCTGCACCCCGTCAAAGTATCCGAGGAGCGGATAGGCAGAACCCGTGACATCAGGCACCGTTAGCCCACGCACCATACCCGGCGCTTTCGTCCTGACAACCCCACCCGGTGTAATGTTCAGCAGGTCGTCCAGATTCACCTGGCCCTCAACTACTTCGCTCCGAGCGTTGTTCACCAGGTAGATGTTATCGAGAATCTGTCTTGTTACCGTTGACTTGATAAGCTGGATGTCCATCACCCGATCTGCGAGTGACTGGCCAAAGAACTTATGCGGAACCGGCAACGGGCAGATAACGTGGAACGGAATGTAATCCGTCTTGACGTTAGCCTCTGACCCGTCAGCCCAGATTAGGACCTGCTGGCCACCGTAGAAAATCTGCCGAAGCTCAGCGATCCCGTCACCGTCGAAGTCAACGTAAATGTAACACTCGTAAACCTCGACCTCTTGCATAGACTCGTCGAGACTTTCCTGCTCGAACGGCTCTTCACCAGGCGAATACCTGGCGAGACGCTCTTCCGTAAAGTCCAGCGAATTGTAGGCAGGCAGCGAGTTGATCAGGGTGGCATCGAACCCCATCGCAATCAGCTCTGATCGCGTGGCAAGCCTCCTATGACCGATAAAAGGCGCATCCTCTACGCAGGTCGCCTTCTTACTGACAATCAACTCTTCCGGCGGCACAACGTCAATCTGGATGCGGCCAGCGTTCGTGCGCTTCTGAACGATGACGTTATGCGTGGTTTGCTGCATCGCACCAGCAGGGGAGGCGACTTCTTCCGTTACCGTCTCTTGGGCCACAATCTGCCGAGTGCCATCCGACATCAACAGGAGCAGCTCGTTGTCGGTCAGACCTCGGTAGACTTCCTCGTCTACGTCAATCTTTTCCTGCCAGTAGGCTTTCAGCGTGCCAGTCTTCTCTAGCAGCGCGTCTTTGAACCAATCATGCAGCAGGGCAAAACCGCGATTGTCTTTGTAGAAAACCCAGTTTGCGTAATCGGTCGCTTGTTTAGCGCCTTCCTCGTCGCCAGGGCCAACAGGCTCAAACCTGCCTAGCTCGTCTGACGAGGTGAATACACGGATGAGCTGCGGCAGCGCACCATCGACAACCTCGGCAACCTCGCCGGTGACGATCTGGGAGCGCCCTTCTACCTCGTTGCCGTAGTTACGGCGCAGATAGTAGTCAATCGCCTTCCCTCGCTCCGCTGTGGTCTCGGAGTCGAGCATCCCAATTGCATCGTCAATCTCGGCTTGGAGAATGCCTTCCAGACTACCGATATCCATCTTGAACTTCCTTCTTCTGGAACGGCTTGTAAGCGCGTTGCTCAGGTTTATTGAGAGCTTTTAGGGCCTCGATCTGCCGCCGCAAATCCTCGACTTCTCGCACCAGAGCATCGAATGATTGCTTTGTAACGATATTGCCTTGTGCCATTAGCATTAGACCACCCACCTTGTGTTGGCTTTAATTGGTTTGCCCCAGTCATCATTTGACATCAAATCAAGACTTTGGGCAAGGTAACGCCACGCATCTGCTGCATGGCTGTGCTCATCGTGCAAAGGAGCGCCAGGTTCGTTCGTTATCTG